AAACTAATGATGTCATAGTTCTTCTCCGTCATCTTCATTAGTAAAGTAGTCCTCATCTATTTCAGATAAACGACCAGTGTCTTGATCATATAATAAATGAGTAGCTAAACCAACATCTCCAGTATACCTGGATTTTAATACACGTAAGCGGGTAGTGTGAGATTCTTCAGTATCATCTGCTTGTTGGTTACGTTCAAGAGCTATAACACAATCAGACAACTGAGCAATACTATGAGAACCTCTTAGATGATTAAGACCTACAGTGATACCATTCTCATGGCCCCTGTTACCTTCTACTCTTCTTAGATGTGACACTAGTATCATACCTACATTTGTTTCTTCAACAAGAGAACGTAGCCTAGTCATAATACTATCAATAGTTCTTCTCTCATCTCCTTCTGTTGTGTTTGAAACCAACATATTTAAGTGATCTACTACGATCCATTTACATTCACATCCAATAATTAAATATCTTATCTTACTAAATATTTCATCAATATCAGTAGCACCAAAATGAGCATGTATCCATATTCTACCATCATTATAAATTTTACTATAAAGATCGTTCAAATATTTAAGACCTTCTTGGCTCTCCATATATCCTTCTCTAACATGATCCATATATATTTTATCATTTGCTTCAATTGACATTAAACAATCCATTGTTCTTAAATCTTGTTCCTCTAAAGAAACTATTCCTACATTATCTGATGTATTATTAATAAGCCAATACTCCAATTCTCTGGTAATACTAGACTTCCCTAGACCAGTTCCTCCAGTTAATGTAACTAGTTCTCCTCTCCTTAATCCATAAAGCTTTTTATTTAATCCCTTCCAAGGGTACGGAACTGATTGTTTCTTTTCTCTATTAAAATATTTTTCTCTTAAATCTCTAGCATTAACTACCCCACTAGGAGTATATGGTTTGGCATCCCACCAAGCACTGACATAAGTATGATTACTACCTTTGCGTAGCATATCATTGGCATCTTTAAAGTCTTCGGAGAGAGTTAAAATCTTAGCTTTACCTGGAGTTAATAACCTTGCTACTTTTAGTGCTGCTTCTTTGCCGGGCTTATCATTGTCAAAGTTTATAACAACCTCATCAAACTTTTCTAAGTATTCTATAGATTGTTTAACATCTTTAGTTGCTCCGGCAGCACCGCTTTTAATAGAAACAACAGGCCATTTAGATCCAAGCAATTCATATGCTGCCATAGCATCACACTCACCTTCAACTATAGTAATATACTTTCCACCTGCTCTAAATAATTGTTCACCAAATAAACCTGTTCCCTGAGAAGTACCTTTCCAAACAAACATCTTATTCTTTTCTCTAACTTTATAACCTGCTATCTCATTATTAATATAGTAAGGATATAAATGTTTAATAATTTTTCCTTCATAATTTGTTACTGCTTTTACTCCATATTTCTTAGCAGTATTTTCTGAGATACCTCTATCTGTTAGTGCTATAAATTCTCCTTCTGCATCGTTCATAGAATTATTCCTATAAGTTTTTATATCTGTTGGTCTTTGTTCCATTGGTAAAGCACAAGACTTTTCATAATTTTTAAAGTGTGTCCTGCAACTAAAACAAAAACCTGATCCATCTTTATTGACAGACACAGGATCACTTCCGCCACAATCAGGGCAAGGTAAATGGTACTTAGCAAATGCCATATTTAATCCTCTTTATCTTTGTTCCCATCAGCATCCATTTGACAACCTGGAGTACACTCATGTTCTATTAAAAAATTATGAAGGGATTGAATAGCTACCTTTTTAATCTCACATTGAGCCATCAATTCTTTCATATCATTAGTAGCTTTTTTGGCTAGGAAATATCTTTTCTTACCTTCAGAACTGAAGAGGGAGACATCGAAGTCTCCCATCTCAGTCCGAAAGATAATTGTAGGTTTATCTTCCGGTTTTATTTTCATAACTCATCACTCTCCTCTAGTGATTCTTCAATATTAAACTCATCTCCAGCCCCATTAAAAGTTATTAGGTCTAGAACTTGAACTGCCATTAAATCGAAACCTTTAAAAGTTTTTCCATTACGCTGAGATTCCCACTCTTTGTATTGAACTCTAACTTTTGATCCGTTACCTACAGATACATCGATTTCGTTCTTAGCTTTATCAAAAAGTTTAGGAGCCGCATTAACTCTTCCATTAGCACCTTCAACTTTTCTCTTCATAACTAAAGCTAAACCCTCATCAAATTCCTTTACAGGAAATCCTTTAGATTTAAAATCAATAGCAACCTCATTATCAACAATTAAGTTAATGCAATACTGCGGTTCCCATTTAGTGTTGGGGCTTGTAATGCTTGCCCATTTTGCAATGCCTGTTTGAACAGCCATATCTTATACCTCCTTTAGGTATGTAGTTTATATATAATAAAAAAACTTCCCTGTCAATTTTTCCCTTCTTTATTGCATTATAACACCTTAGTGTTATGGTTACAATTCATTCATATTCATTCATATCCTTTAAAATTTCTTTACGAACTCTCTTCTTTATTTCTTTATTAGCATCAGAAATAACTTTTATATCTGAAAGTTTTACTTTATAATTTTTCCAATGCAATGCTTCGGGAGGATCTATATCTAATTTATATTCCCAAACACCCCCATCTATATCAGTGAAAAACATTTGACCTATCATGTTTTGTCCCATCTATTTCTAGTTGTTCCAAATAACCTATTCATTTTTTCCTTTTGGGCTGAAGTTACTGCTGTTACTTCACCATAAGTACAGGGTGGACATCTTTGTATTTGCCCACCAGAATTTATATAAGCTGTAACTTCTGTGCTTACTCTTTTTCTTAAATCATCTTTATTTTCTTTTGGTATGTCAGCTTTTACTATTCTACTTTCATACAGCCATGACTTATCCATCTTCCTTCTCCCGTATCTCCCAGAGTAATTCAAAATATGCGTCTGATCTTTTCCAAAGCTCGTCGTGAAGTTCTTGAAGACTATAGTAGTCTCCATCTTCTTTTAAGCCAAATGCAAGTGTATACAAGCCATCTAATAACTCTTTATTAGTCATTATTGTTCTCCTTTAATTAAAAGAGGGGGTTGTTACACCCCCTTAATACTCACGCAGCTATTTTCTGTTCAAATAAATTTGGATCGGAGATAATTTTCTTAACTATATTCTCCCGTCTGCTCCTGATACTAGCAACACTTCCAGACTTCTTAGTTTCAACATGAGTTGACCAATCCGTTAATGTGTTATACATCGCCCACATATTTGAGCCAAGAGTTACTTTATATTTCTCCCAAGCACCCCAGAGATGGGCTACATTTTTGGAACGTCTAACCTCATCATCATTTAAAACAATATCAGTAGGATGAAGATAGTTGTTTAATATAAATTGATTCTTGGTAACAGTACCAATAATTTTCAAAGCATTATAGTCAGTACAGTCTTCACTTAACCACTCTCTCCAGAGTTCTGTTTGCTCATGTAATATTGGAATAGATTTTGTAATAACACTAACCGCATGATCTAGATTTAAAAATCTATTGTGCCTGGATTTATAAACTAATCCATCAGTAGCACTGATCTGAGTATTAAAACAAGCCCATTGTTTTAAGCCTACTTGAATTGAGAACGCCCAAACACCATTGAAACTGTTAGTCATAATAATCATTAGTGCCGCTGTATCTCCATCAGGAGTATCAACAATCACATTAGGTAGTGTATAAGATACTACACATTGTTTACTATTAGGAGTAACTCTTATTTCTTCAATAATAGAATCATCTGCTAAGTCGGATTTAATTATAATATCCCTGCACCGATCTATTCCATCCTTAAAATTTACTCCCTTATATTTTAAACTATGGATACCTAAAACATCTTGGGTATCTTCCCTAATACTAACAACTCTATTAGGTATTAATTGGCTATACTCCCCGACTCTTGCCCATGGAAGCTCCCCCTCTCGTACAGCATAAAGAGAATGGTATTGTACATCAAAACCTGCATCACCATATCCTCTTTCTCTTAAAGCTATGCTGTTGCTGCTGTTGGTATTTACATTTAAATCAATTACATTATTCATAATATTTTCCTATTAAAATAATTAGTTACTAAGAACTGCGTAGTTTTATATCATATTTTCTAGCTTGTGTCCAGTTTATTTTGGCCCTCCTAAATTTTTACTGTCACAGTAATGGCTCTCTGTTTCAGTATGTATCGTATAATTTAAACAGTCATTATTTAATAAGTCTCCTAAATAATTTTCAATATCTACATAATCAGGAGCTTCATCAAAATCTAAATCAATAGTTACTCTATATGTACTCATTATATTCTCCAGTTAAATAAGTGTAATGTAACTCAGACACATGATTACTATCTACAAAATCTCTAGGATATTTGTCTGCTATCATTGAACACCAACTATTCCAAAGATTTTCAGTACCATAATCATGGCATAAGTTTATATACTTGATAAGTTTCTTGCGGTTATTGTCAATACCTCTTGAAGTTTTACAATTCTTATTATATTCCAAAGACTTAGCATCAACACCATAAGTTTTAATATTATGTATGTCCATACAACCTACCAATCCGGCAACTAATTGGCATACGAATCCGGCCTTAGCTAAGTTTAACCCCGGAATTTTTAAAAATATTTTCATTAGTGATATTGATTTGGCATGGTCAGTCAAATTAGTAGAATTAATAACTGCCAACATACTGCCATGTATAAAATGTTTATGAGTTGTAGTATATCTATAAGTATTAGTCTTATTTCCCCATATAAAAACACTGTCTTCCTTAAAATCTCTTAAATTTGACAGCATACTACCAACTGTACTCCATCGCTGTTGAATACTAAGACTCACCATCATTATAACATCAGCCATGTTGTCAGCACTTCTTTGAGCGTAAGAATTTATCTTAGGGTTATGGATTTTAAACATAACTCTTTTTCCTCCTATTATATTTAGGTCTATGTGTGAAAGAATTAATTACTTTCGTATAACAATTAGCACAATAATAACGTGTTACACCAGTAGTAGTAGTAGTATCTCCTGTAGATTTAATAATAGCAGTATGTTCACAAGCATGACAAAGATTAGTATCAAGTGTAGTCATTATAATGATACTCCCGCATACAAGTATAAACTTCACCTTTAATTCTAAAAGCATTTAATAATTCACAGTCTTTTTGAACACTATCATATGCTAGTATACTACCAAGTATACCAACTGCAATTGTAAAACAAATTACTGCAAAAATTACTGCACCTATTGCTTCTTTATCCATCATACTCTCCTAAGTATCCGATTAATTGATTTGAATCTCTTTTAAAAACATCTATATAATATTTATCATTTAAGTTAGAACCAGCACCTACACCATAATTAATTCTA